CGTGGACGTCGAGCGAGCCGTCACCGGAGCAATAGGGGCCGGGGCGGTTGACGTCTTCTTGACCGGCGGGTCGGAAGCCAGTTTGGCTTCGATCCTGCCGATCTCCTTGGCCTGCAAGAACGGAGACAGGTTGGCGATACGCGCGGACTCCTTCGGATTGGTCCCAAGCCAGTAGATGATATCGGGGCCAACGTCAGAAGCCTGGATGGTCTGAGCCATAACATCAGTCACAGGAAGGCTCGGGTTGTAGGCGACTTGTTCAAAGTCGTCGTACCGACCGCGGGCGGCTTCCTCCTTCTCATGGTACGCCTCAAGCATCCTAGCCTGCTGCTGGGACGCCTCACGCTTCTGAAGCAACTCCTGCGCTTTCTGCTCGGCCAGGGCCTCTGCGTACTTGGCAGCGTTGTCGAAGTCGTCAGGTGCTGGAGGGTTGACGGGCATTGCCCGCTTCGCCTCAAGCTCGGCCAGCTTTTGGGCTTGCTCTCGCTCCCATTTCCGCTGTTCGCGGGCAAGGCGCTTGCCGACAATCGCGTCCAGTTCCTCCTGTGTGAAGGTCTTGGACGCCTCGTTCGGCGTTTCGGCCGGCGTAGAAACGTCGGGGGCAGGCGCCGCCGTGGCTGCCTGTTCCGGCGCGGGTGCTTCCGCTAGGGTGTTAACGTCTTCGGTAGACATTTTCGATCCTTACGATCCCTGGTGAACCGCACCAGTACGGATGTCAGCCGGCAGCTTGCTGCCGGCTGAAAATCTTATTTGGGTTTGCTCGGCTCATCCGCAGGGGCGATTGTGAGTTCACCCGCCGCTACCAGATCCATGATGTCCTGGTAGTCGGTGTTGGCTGGGTCAAGCGGCACGAACGAAGTCACGCCGTTGATGTCGCAGCGGATGCTGGTGTTGACGCCGTTGAAGGCGATGTATTGGGCGTTGGTGTACATGGTCAGAGTTCCGCCGATGCAGTTAGCTGACCGCCAACAGTGGAGTTTGCGGCCACCGTAGTGCTAGAGAACGAAGTTTGGCGGGTTCCAGGAACACTTGCCGTCATGGCCCTGTCAGTTCCTCCGCCGTCTCTCCATGTCCCCGATGCCCCCGTAGATGAATTATAGAACGCGACCGTAGGTGCCGCCCTCATATCAACCGCGAACGAGCATGTTGCAAAAGCTGTTCCGCCATTATTCGCAATGGTAAATACTTGCCCATCTGACGACACTGAAGCAATAGCTACTGAAGTGTTGTATGTCTTGAAAAAATACCTCTGACACAGCGCCAGTTCCTGCCCAAACTGCCTGCGTTCAAACGGCGTGGCGATGGAACCGGGCTCAAACTGCACGTTTCCGACGTCCCAAGTGCCGCTCGTCTGCGCGCCCACAGTAAACAGGATCTCAACGCCGGTCGTCGCCGCGGCGGGCACCGCAATGTTGACGGAGTAGCGCGTCAGCGTGCTGGTGATCGTGAACGTACCAGTGGCAATCTGCGTCTTGGTCGGCGTGCCAATGGTGCCGAAGGTGTCGGCGGTCGTGGCGTAGCTTGCCGTCCACGTCACCGTCGTCAGAAGCGAATTGGCAAGATCGACCGACAGCGTGCAAGTCTGGCCAGCAAGATCATAGCTGTTAAGCGCCTCAATGCGCTGGCCAATACCGACCGCCGTAACAGATGCGGCGCCCGTGATGCGAAGCAGGTTGCGGTTCGCCCCGGCGCCCGACACCTGTGCTGCCGTGACGTTTGCGCCCGTGCTGTAGACAAAGAAGCGGTCCACGCAGGGGTAGCCTGTGCTGGCCGTAGGCACGCCCGTACCAGCCGTCACGGTGGCCGACGTGGCCCGCTGGGCAATGTACATGTTGCCGTTGATCAGCCGGTTCCGCAGGAAGCTGCTGGACATCACGGCGGTGCCGGTGAATGTCGCGTTGCCGGTGCTGTCGAGGCGCAGCGCCTCAACACCGCCCTCTGAGAAAGCGATGGTGTCGGCCGCCGGAAAGAAGATGCCCGTGTTGCTGTCGCCGGTGGGCGAGATAGACGGCGCGGAAACGGTTCCTGCGCCAGCGTTTACGGTGGTGCCGGAGACGGTGGCGCCAGACACGGTGCCAGACGCGGTGACCGTAGCTCCAGACACCGTGCCAGACGCGGTGACCGTAGCTCCAGACACCGTACCAGTCGCAGTAAATGCCGCGCCATTGACCGTGCGGCCAGCGGTCAGATTGGCGACGCTAACTTGGTCAGTCGTGCCGCTCTGCACAATCGGCAGCACCTCCGTCCCTGCAAGGGGTGTAGACGCAGCAGGAAGGGCAGAAATCTTGACGTCAGCCATGTGGCTACTCCAGCAAAATTAGACCGCCATTTTCTTGAACGAGGTTATCCCCGTTCTCAGTTTCAAGGTTGCCTTGCGCTTGGTCCGGCCCATACCCGGAAAACAACGTGGCGATGCTACCCAACCCGATAGCAAGCCCGTTCCGAAGCGCGCCGGCAAACCCCATGGCTTAAGCCTTGTTGATCGGCTTGCAGTACACTACGCCGTCCGTGGCCACCCGAATGGCGCTGACGCGCCAGACGCCACTGACGGTGATCGGGACCGCAAAAGGAATGGGGGTCTGAGCCGGGATCGGCGTGCTGGCCGTCGTAGCTACAGCGCCTTCGCCCACCTCAACGTAGCAAGCTTGGTCAGACCAGATGACGACGCCCTGCGGCCCGGCGTTCCAGCCCGTCGTGTTGGCCGCCGTCGCGGTAAAGGACGCGGTCTGAGCCGGAAAATCGGCTTTGGACAGAGGCTTCAGCAGTTCCATCGGTGCGACGTCCTTAAGCAAGGAACTTGAGCTTATACAGCGTAGAGAGATACAGCGCGACAATTTCGTCAACGATGTTCTGAAGCGCCGTATCGCTCTTGTCCATGACCTTGTAGCGCATGTCCTCGATGTCCTTGAGGTTGTCCTCAAGAAACTCGACGATGTTGTTGGTCTTTTTGGCCGACATGAGCGCAATCGGCCCGATCAGCCCGTGCCGGCCCTGGTATGCCTCGGCCAGCGTGTCCGCGAGGTCGATAACGCCCTCGTAGAACTTCTGAAGGGCCTTGTGCTTGGCGTAGCTGCGGGTGTTCAGATGCACGGAATGGGCCGTATCGCGGGCCAAAAACAGCATCCCGATGAACTCGGCGCAGTTGCTCATTGCATCGGCCCTCCTGGGGCCATTTCAGGCGGCAGAGGGGCCATTTCGGGCTCCATGACGGGCATCTGGCGCTCCATCGGGGTGTCTCGGCCCACAATATCGCCCGTATCCAGCGCCGCGGCGATGGTGCCCATCACGATGTCCTGGATCTGCTCCGGCGTCATGCCGGCCTGGACGGCCGAAATGCGCTTCGTCTCGGCGTCATACGCCTTGATCTGCACTTCCTGGGCCTCGATGGACTGCTCGACGCGCTGGAGCATCCCAACGACTTGGTTCAGCTCCTTCGTCAGCGCCTCGATCTGCATCTTGGCCATCTGCATCTCGGGCGACTGGTCCTCGCCTTCCATGACCTTCGGGTCAATGATCTTGGCGAAGCGCGCGGCCATCTCCTGAGCGCCTGGCCAATCCATGTTCTTGATGAACAGGTCGCCCGCGACGGTCCAAAGCTGCGGGTTCGACTGGAGCAGCATGGACATGGCGTCCAGGGCTTCCTGGCGCTTTGTCATGTAGCCAGGCCCAGTGGTCACGCAGACGTCGTAGGTGCCGACTGACGGGTTGTAGATCTTGTCGATCACCAGCCCGTTCTCGTCGCGGATCTCCTTCACGGGCTCCGGCTGCGTCGGGTTGATGCGGACCATGCCGACCTCGCCGTCGAGGCCCACAATGCGGGCCACGCGGGCGGTGTCGTAGATCTTCGGGATCATATCGACGAGCTGGCGCGTGACGTAGCGGATGGCGCGGGAAAGGTTATCGACGAAGTGGTACGTCCCGGTGTCGCCCTGCTTCTCGCGCGCCAGGATGGCCCGGCCAGACCGCTCGTTGCTCTGGGCGCCAAGGCTGCTGTCGTACTGCCCTGTGGTGGATTTGATGTCGTCAGAGGCGCCCAGCTTGGCCTGGATGAGCCCCGTCTGGGCCAGCGGCGGCGGAGCGCGCTGGGGCAGCGGCAAAGGCGAGCCGGCGCCGTCGGTGACGTCCGGGTTGACCTCCAGGTACGGCCAGTTGTTCGTGTTGGCCGTCTTCCAGTTCATTTCGTAGCCTTCAAACTGGCCGCCATAGCCAATGAAGGGTGCCTTGGGGGCCAAGGCCAGCATCTCGGCCTCCTGGCTAACCCAGTAATTGTACATGCGCTGGGCGTCCTTAGCGTTCCGCACAAGGCCCGAGACGTAGAGCTGGCCGTCCACTTCGAACTCGTTGCCGACGACACGCACGACCGGGATCCACTTGCCCGCCCAGTCGCGCTCCTCCAGCACTTCAAAGCCGTTGGTCTTGAGCCACTTGCACTTCTTGCGGTCCACCTTGCGGGTCCGCAGCGGCTTGCCGAACATGGCCTTGAGGGCCTTGTCCTGCGGCGTGCCGGCGAAGGCCGTGATGTTGTCCGGGTAGAGGTGCAGCGTCGCGTCTTCGTGTTCGTAGTAGAAGTACTCCGCGATGCGAACCATGTCCTCCGACAGCCACTGCGACAGGCTCTGGTCGCCCACGCCCTGCGTCATAAGGCTGGAGATCGGCGCCGCGTCTGGGAACATCCGCTCGTAGTCGGCTTTGCTGACGTCCTCGGTGATGAAGCACCACTCGGCGTCCGAACCGCACGGATCCTGGATGGTGGGGTCCATGTAGACCGAGAAGGCGTTGCGGACGCGCCCGATCTTGATGTCCTGGTCGAAGCTGTCGTCGCGGCAGTACTCGGTCAGAAGGCGGATGTAGCCCTCGCCGTAGGTGACTTGGTTGTCGCAGGCGGTGTCGTAGGCAACGTCGGCGTCCGAGATGTACTCGATGTGCCGGACCATGCCGTCGAAGATCTCAGCCACACGCACGTCAGCGCGGTCGTCGGCCGGGATCACCTTGCCCGTCGGGCGGTTCTGGCGCTGCTCGTTCGTCACCTGACGGACGTGCTGCGGCAGCTTGTTGATCGTCAGGCAAGGGCGGGCGTTGATCGTCTGGCCCTGCACCGACCCGCGGGTGGCCAGCACGTCAGCTGGCCACTGCCACATATTGTCCGGGCTGCCCGCCATGAAGCGCAGGTCGTCCAACTCATCTTCACGGCTGTCCGAATACGCTGAAATTGCCAGCGTATAGCGGCGCCGCATAACAGACAGACGCTCCGTATCGTCAGAGTCGGACACTTTGCCCGCTGCTTGAACGTCGTTAGCTGCCACTGAACGAGTTCCCCTTGCTCATGTTTTCTCGGCCAGGAAGCAACTGCAAATTCCAAGGCACATGTAGCCCGGAAACGGTTTTGCCGCGAAGGGGCACTATGTGGTCAACGTGGTAGTCTAAACCAATGCTACGAAGCGCGAAGCAGTAGGTGTAGACGGACTCCATCTCAAGCAAATGCGAGAGAGAAAGCCACTGCGGTTGGCGCGCGTCTTTTGCGCTTCGGTAGTTGGCAGTCCATAAATTTCGTTGCGCGGGGCGTTTTGCGGTTTTGCGCCGCTGGTATTCCGCCAGTTTAGCAGGGTTAGCGCGACCCCAAGCCACAGAAGATGCGGTGTACTTTTGGCGGTCCTTAGCCTTCGCTCTATTTGCAATTGCGTTGCCGCACTCGCAGCAAGTTTTGTTAGCGGTATAGCGTTCGGCCACATGCCCGTTACGGCAGGGTACGCCCGTAAAGTAGCGCGCTGCGCCAGCAGCTATCGCCTCCTGCCGGGATACCGTTGGCCGGTCCATGCTTACTTCTTGCCCTTCTTGGCCGCTTCGCGCTTGGTCGAGTACGCGATTGCGACCGCCTGCTTGGCCGGTTTACCGGCGGCAATCTCAGCCTTCACGTTCTTGCGAAACGCCTCTTTGGAGGTGGACTTCACCAGAGGCATGTCACTTACCCTTCTTCGCGGGCTTGGCAGTCTTGGCAGACTCGCGGAACGCAGCCGCGGTGGGCGCGCCCTTGCTGCCGGGCTTCCGCATCTTCTCGCCAGAGCCGGCGGCGATGCGGGCGCGTTTGGCGTGGATTGCAGCGTAAAGACCTGGCTTGGCCATCAGCACTTCCACCTTTTCATGCTTGCCTTGGCGCGGTCGGCGTTCTCCGACTTGGCTACCACACCCGCCATGCGGGCGCAAAAGGACTTTTTGCGGCCCTTGTCAGCCTCGGTCTTGGGGCTGGGCGCCGGGGGCTTGAGGTTGGAGCCCGTCTCGCGATTGTACTTGGCCCGGCCCTTTGCAGTCAGGCCGGCGCCCTTGCTCGTCGGTAGCTTCTCGCCGCGGCCTACGGCCAGCGATACGCTTTTTTTTGGCATCTTACACGCAATGGATAATGGCAAAGTTCAACACGACGGCTTCGGATAACGGACCGGCTGAGATGTTACGCAGGACAAACGCGCAAGAACCAGCCGTGTGGCCTGAAACCCAGCAGTTGTAGGTTACATTTGACGCCACGCCGCCAGCCACGTTGACAATCACTAAATCTTTGGCGGATATTTTGCTGTTGGTCATAGTAAACGCAACATTGGTAGTAGCGTTGAGGGTAGCATTGTTCATCGTAATTTGGCCCGCTGAGGCGTTAATCGTCACGCCCGTGGACTTGTCGGTCAACTGCGTGACGGTGCTCTGCGCGGCTGCCGCGTAGCCAATCTCGTCGGAGGCGTAAATGTCCACGCCGTTGACGTCAGTGCCGCTGACGGTTGTTGCGCTGACGGTATCAGCGCCGACAATGTTTTGGTCTTCGTAGGCGACGCCAATCGGCTTGGTGTTGCTCGACATGTCTTAAGATCCCATCCAAGACGTCTGTATGCCGCCCGCAGCATAATTGCGCCGCAGGGTTCTGTCCACATATTCCCGATGGGCCACCGGAAAGGCGAAGGTGACGGCAATGGCGTCGGCGGCGTCGGGGCTGGCCAGCCCGCGGGCCTTCATGTCCTTCTTGCTCTCCAGATAGATCGTACCCTTGCTGTCGGGCTTCATCATCGGCCCGGTCAGGTCGTTTTTGAGGAAGCGGTCCTGCGGGATTGACCCCGTCTTAAGCCACTCCCGCATCTCGCCCCACATCTCGGCGCGCTTGTTGCCCCACATCACCGGGTTCTTTGACTTGTTGCCGAAGTTGACCCCCTTTACCTTGTACCGCTGCTCCTTGAGCCGGTCCACGACGCCGGCGCCTAGGCCGCCTTCGTCGATAACCACCAGCGCTGGCTTGTACGTCTCAATGGCCTCGATGACGTGGCCCACGACGGTCATGGTGTCGTCGCCCTTGTGCCGCTTGATGGCGACGACGTCGCGCCCCTGGCGGATGGCCAGCACCGTGCTGTCACTGCCGAACCGCGCCGGATCCACCCCCAGCACGACGGGCGCCGACGGATCCTTGTACGCCGGGCGGCGCATGGCGTCGTCCACCAAGCTGGCGCCGATAAACTGGTCGTCGGAGGCGTTGGGGAACTGCCCGTAGACCTCGACGTGGGCCTGGGTGCTGTCCGGCCCGTACTCGTCGATGATCTGCTGGTAGACCTGCTTGTCGGTGCCTTCGACCGACCTGGCGTCCACAATCTTCGTGCCCCAGAAGTCCCGCTTGGAGTGGAAGCACTCGTAGAAGTACCCCGCGTTGCGGCGGGGGTTGCTGAACGCCAGCCAGAAGCGGTGCGGCGTGTTCTCGGTGAAGAAGCCCGCAGCGACCGACCAAATGGTGTCGTCGATACCGCTGGCCTCGTCGTAGATCAGCATCACGCCGTCGAAGTTGTGAACACCCGCGTAGGCGTCGGGGTTCTCAGCCGACCACAGCCGGCCCTCGACGCCCCAGTAGCGCGTGCCCATCTTGAGGTCGCGCTCGACCAGCTCCGTCAGCCACTTTGCCGGCATGACGCGCGTCGCGCTGACCTCAAACCAGTGGCTGTTGAGGCTCATTGAAAGCCACTTGGTGATCTCGGCCCAGGTGACGGAGCGAAGCTGCGCCTCGCTATTAGCCGACACGATGGTCGTCGAGCCGATCCTGGTCGTCAGCATCCAGATGACCAGCCAGGAGACAAGCGCCGACTTGCCGATGCCGCGGCCGGACGAGATGGCCATGCGGAAGGTGTCGAAGTCCACCTTGCCGTTGTTGCTGCGGATGTGGTCAGCCAGGTTCTGCAACACCTCGCGCTGCCACTTGCGCGGCCCCTGGAAGTGTTCCAGCGGCGTGCCTTTCTGGCCCCACGGGAAGGCGAACAGCACGAACTTCAGCGGGTTGTCCTTAATGGCCGGCGTCCACAGCCGGCTCATCAGCTCCATCTCGTCGTCGGGCGAGTACTTAACCGTCTGCACGAACGCGCTCCGGGTAGGGCTGTGCGTCTTCGATGGTGGTGACGGACTCTGCGGCGCCCTCGATGACGCGGCGCTGCGCTTCCTGTAGCGCGTTCGTGATCGAGATCGTCTGGTTGACCTCGACCGTCACGGCCTGCTTTGCCACCCAGCCGTGGACGTGCTTGAGGATGTCCAGCGCCGCCTTGGCGTCGCCCTCGCGGGCGGCGGTGTGCAGCACCTCCGACATCTCCATCTCGCCGTCGGCGCGCCCCTTCTCCTCGGCCAGCGCCGCCAGCGGGTCGAACTCGCAGAGGCTGCGGTACTCTGCGGGGCGCATTCCGGCGGCCAGCGCCAGCGTGTCCCCACGCAGGCCCTTGCGCGCCGCGTTGTAGATGGCCTCCAGCCGCGCTTCCGTCGCTTGCAGCCGCCGCGGCTCATACGGGAGGGAGAAGATCGACATGCCCGCTTGTACCATGTTGTGTGACGCGGGTGCAAATGGCGCGTTGCAACAAGCTGTGTTGCAAAAAATTTCTACGAAAAAATTTTGTTTGTAGCCCCTCCGGCCCTGGACCGGGCGGCCCGCCGGCCCCCTCCCCCCGGCTGCCTGCATTATACAATCTATTACAGGCAATGGGCCGCGGGCTGACTGTATACACCATACAATCTATTGCACATCGCATCCCGCCAGGGCCAGGCGGTATGTTATAACGTAACACCACGCCAGGCGCGCAGCCAGCTGGCGCCAGCGTTCGGCAGTTTCGGCAATGCCGAAAGCGATCAAGCCGAGACATTCAGCGTTCGGCAGTGTTCGGCAGTTTCGGCTATGCCGAACGACGTCGAGCAGAGACATGGCACTGGCGCGGGCAGGATGCGGCGGTGTGGCGTCGAGGGCGAGCGGGTTTCGGCAGTTCGGCAGTTTCGGCAGTGCCGAAAATGTTAGCAGACCCCTAAACCTATAATATACTATAGGTATATATACCTACTATATCTAAACAATATATCAACAGCACTACCGAAACCGCCGAAAGCCCGCGTTACCGCGTTGACATAGCGGCGCTTTTTGCTTCGGCAGTTCGGCGGTTTAGTTACCGCACAACCATACCGAAACAGCCACGCAAACCGCCGAAATCCCGCGCTAGGCTAGAATAAAATCCTACGCCGCCTGGCGCCGGAAAAAATGTGCAGCTGGCGCTACATTTTCTGTTGCATCGGCTGCGAAGTGGCTTATACGCTTCTCTTGTCGCAACCGATTAGGGACAGTCGGACCATGCAAAACACAATCTTTAGCGTCGACAGCGCGAAGGCCATCAAGGCGCAAGGCTACGGATACCTTAACGCCATCCACTACATGGCGCCCGCCAGCGTTGCGGGCGTGGGTGATCTCTGCCCGAAGGCTACCGCAGGATGCCGCGCCGCATGCCTTGGCTGGTATAGCGGGCAGGCTTCTATGGTGGCGCGCGAGACGGATATCAATTCCGTCCGTCAGTCGCGGATCGACAAGGCGCGCCGCTTCATGCGTGACCGCGCCGCGTACATGGCCGATGTGGTCCGTTCCATCGAATTGGCGGAGCGCAAGGCGGCTCGCATGGGGCTGCGCCTTTGCGTACGCATGAACGGCTCAACCGATATCGCGTGGGAAGGCATTGCCTGCGAGCGCGCGGGCGTGCGGTACCGCAACCTTATGGACGCGTTCCCTCATATCCAATTCGTGGATTACACCAAAATCGCGAGCCGCATGCGGCGCGCGCTGCCCGCTAATTACCACCTCACACTGTCGCGCAACGAAGAAAACGACGCGACTGTCGCGGATATCGTGGCGCAAGGTGGCAATGCGGCCGTCGTCTTCGATCGCGTCCCCGCCATGTGGAACGGCATGCGCGTTATCGACGGGGACGCGCACGACCTTCGCCACCTAGACCCGCGCGGCACCATTGTCGGGCTCACGCCGAAGGGTGCAAAGGCCCGCCGCGACACGTCTGGCTTTGTGGTCCGGGTGGCCGCATAGTGCAATAGAAAGGGTTGCGCCCTACGGGGCGCACCCTATATGCTTCTTCTGTCGCAACCGATAGGACATCACACCATGGCCGATTTAGTCGCAATCGTGAAGGCAACCCGCCAATCCGCCGCCGCCCTAAAGCGGGCGCAGGCATGGGGGCGCGCCGCAACGCAAGCGGAGCGCGAGATGGATGCCGCAGATCGCGCGGGCTTTCGCGCCAGCGCCGAAGCGGCTCACTCGCGCATGATGCAAGCGCTGCGCCTCCGCGAACAGAACATGGCGCAGCATGAGCGCGCCCGCGCCTTCCTCGACAACAACCCGATCTAAGGATCCGCGCACATGCCCCGCCCCGCTGACTCGTTCCGGGACGACCCGCTGCTGCCGCCCGGCATTGGCGCGCTCATGGCCGCAGCAGCCGCTGCCAAGTGGTGCGTCGTGCTGCCCGATGGCCGCGCCTTCTATCTGCCCGAAGCCCGCGCGCATCGCTTCGCCGCCGCCAATCCCGGCAGCACCACCCACCCGCCCGCCAGCAAGTGAGAGGATCCGCACCCATGCTCCGCACCATTGCCACCGCCCTCGGCCACGCCGCCACCCTCGCGCTGCTACTTGGCGCGCTTTGGCTGCTGCTGATCGTGACGCCTTGAGACCTATTGCGTCACGCCATAGATAACGCTACAGATTTTCCTGCGACCACCGCACACAAGGGGATAGACCATGTATCAAGCCATCCAAACCAAATTCCTCGGCCCGACCAATCGCCTGCCGGGCCGCGTGAAGGCCACCGCAGACGCGGGCAGCGTCATCGTCTCATGGGACCACGCCATCGGCATCTATGAGAACCACAAGGCTGCCGCCGTGGCGCTGGCGCGTCGCTTTGGCTGGCCCGAGGACATGGACGGCGGGAGCCTGCCCGGCTCCGGCTTCGCCTTCATCTGCCGCCGCTAAGGGGAGCAACGCACCGTGAGCTACTATCCCATCGTCATCTGGCGCCGCGATGCATGCGGCGCCGTCGCCAGTGTCGAGCTATGGCAGGGCGACACGCTGGCCTACTCGACCGCGCATGATCCCGAACCGGATGAAGCCCTGGCCAGCCTGCTGCACAACGCCCGCGAGCACTACCGCGCGGATCCGCACGACAGGGACGCGCTGCCGCCGGATTACGCTATCGTCGCCGCATGGGAGGAGTATCTGGCATGACCGACCGACCCACACCCGCCGCCATCAACGCCGCCGCCATTGGCGGGCGTCTCGCGTCCATTCTGGACCGACTGCAAGCCTTGCACGCGGACGCTGAAATCGCCCGCCTCCCGCAAGGCGTCGTCATGGGGCTGCATTGGCTGGCCGAGGACGCCGCCAGCACGCTGGCGCACCTGCATGGCATGATGGCCGAGCGGACTGACGCGCCGTGATCCTAGACCTACTGATCCGCGCCGTGGCCATCGCCGCGGCCGTCATACGCAAGAGGAGAACACTATGAACGACGACCTGCACCACCGTTTTCGGGGCGACGATCTGCAACGCTACCGGGCCGCGCTCTACGCCCAATGGATCGCGCAGCGCGACGGGATCACCATAGCGGACGAGCGCACCCATCCTGACCGCATCACGGTCGAGTGGGACGAAGACAACCGCGCGCGAGCCGTCATCTTCTACGCGGTCGGGATTGATGTCCGGGTGCGGCTTCCGTGATCCGCCGCCCGGCCCGTCACGCGGGACGAACGTGACGGGCCGGGCGATGCGCGGGCCATGGGGGAGGACGGCCACAGCGCACGGCGGGCGCGACCACCGCAGCACCGCCACCAACACCGTTACACAAGAGGGGGATAGACCGCAATGGAAGTAATCGATTGGCTGAAACTGATCCTGGCCGGGATCGTGGGCTTTATCGGGCTGGCCCTGCTGGCCGGATACATCCTGCTGCGCCGTATCGACGCGGAGGATGATCGTTGGCCATGATCCGCACCACACCGCCACCCTTCCGCACGAT